GTTAACATTGTTAAAAGAAAAAAGATTCTGAATTGTGGAAGTAAGTTTCGCATAGGGCGTGAAATTAAGCATCTTAGCGTTTGTAGCGGTGTTTGGAATATAGATGATGTCGTTTATGAAGCTAAAGCGGAAGAAGTAACCTGCAAGCGTTGTCTTAAGATATTAGCCAAAGCTGATGAAGACGGAAAGGTTAAATTAGGTGGTAAGTGATGAATAAGGATACAGCAGTAGTTTTATTTAACTGACAAGAGGGCTGAATTACTGGCAAAAGGTAAGCAAATGGATATTATAGCAGAGTAAGTATAGGGGGCGGGATAATGATAAATGAGATGGAGGACGCTGCCATGGCAGAGTTAGGTAATGCAGATAAATGCTTCTTCTGTGAACGTGAACTGGATTTTAGTTGGGAAAGGATATTTTTTAATCCCAATTGGGTTCCAGGTGAACCGAAAACCGAAGATTGGACAAAGGTAAAAAGTTGCTGCATGGGCTGTGAAGGCAAAGTAAAAAAATATATGGAAGAACGAGAAACAAAACAGGCCGTCAATAAAGATGGTAAATTACTGTTCGTTGTTGAAGATGGAGAAAGTCACTGGTATTTAGGTGATTCGCAAGAACAAGTTATAGAGCATCACAAAAGTTTTGATGATATTGAGGTTGAAGATTGTACACCAGTTACTGTATTAGAAGCATTAAAACTAACAGTAAACCTTGATGAATATAACAAAGATAAGGTAGTTATGTTTGAATTTATCAATGAAGGTGGTTGGTATTACGATAATGGTGTGGCATTAGTATCAAGTACGGCTTATTAAAATTACGGGAGGGGCGGGATAAGGTGATTAGGATAAGAAAAGTGAAAGTAACTTCTGATAACAAAATATCTATAACCCATGAAAAGCAAGTAAGAACAGGATCATGGGATGAATATTCATTTACTTGTTCGGATCAGGCACGACCTGAATTTTATCAAGCAATAGGGAATTTAGCCCCTTATGTTATTCAAATGTGTGAACTTCCTGGGGAGTACCTTGAAAGAATAGAAGTACGAAGCGTATCGGTATCCTACGGCGGTGAAAATGAGGTAATGGGTGCAACAATCAGTTCACAAATGAAACTAAGTAAATCAAACTGCAATTTAAACCTAAATACTCCTCATAAAGCATCAGAATCTTATTCCGATGCTCCTGCCGATGAGAAGCAACTCTTACCAGATAAATGTATTGAAGCTTTATACAAATTATACGCCGAGTGTGAGCTTTATATTAATGGCGATAGGGCACAGGGTAAATTATTTGATGTAGCATAAAAAGAGGAGAGATAAGTATGGAAATTATATCTATATTAAATTTAAAAGGTGGCGTAGCAAAGACTATAACCTCTATCAACATGGCTCACATACTAGCAACGGTCCACGGCAAAAGGGTACTGCTCATAGATAATGATAAACAGGGCAATACGTCAAAGTTTTTCAAATTACATAACTATGAAATGCTAACCATAGCCGATTTATTAACTGAAAAGAATTTTGATATTCATAAAGTGATTAATAAAACCCAACATCCTGGGCTAGACCTAATCAGTGCGAATATGAACCTATTGAATGCTAATTTAGCAATCATCATGGATATGTCACGCCAACAGCAAACGATATTAAAAAAAGCATTACAGCAAGTCAAGTCAGAATATGACTATTGCATTATAGATAATGCTCCTGACATTAATATTAGCGTAATCAATGGACTAGTTGCTGCTCATGAGGTTATTGTGCCGATAAAAATAGATCAATTCAGCTTTGATGGCCTCGATCAGCTAATAGAGCAGTTTGAAGAACTTAAAGAATTGAATCCATCGCTACACTTCAAAGGTTGCCTAATAACCCATTACACGAAAAATAAGGTAAATACCCAGGGGGAAGATTGGTTAAATAATGGCTGTAAGTATCCAATGTTTAAAACATCAATCAGCCGTACAGTAAAGATTGATGAAAGTACCTTTAGCTGTGAACCGATTGTGCAATACTCTAAAAACTGCAAAGCGGCAAAGGATTATCTAGCTTTGGTAAAAGAATATTTAGGCGAATAAAAAATGTGTCCAATTCGGACACATTTGGAATTATGATAAAAAACGGTAATTTATAAAGGGAGGCTAGACCTCCCTATCTGTATGTTTAATAATTAGTGGGGTGATGAAGGGTGACTATATCCGAAGCAGAATTAATAGACCGAATTGCTAAAGCCACTCTAGAATATAATGATAAGCAAAAGGTTAAAGCAGTAAAGTCTAGGCAAGACCGAAGACTAAGGAATACAAGATTATTACTCAAACATTATAATCATTTAAAAGATCATATTGATAAAGCGATTTATTGCGGTGCTGCTATTGATGTTTTAGATGAAATTGACGATATAGATGAATTTATTTATATTAATTCAATTAAAAAATCTGTAAAAAGAACTAATATAATAATGTCTCATATTAGAACTATGCTAGAAATTTATCAAATATATTGTGATAAAAATGGAGATATAGAAGTAAGAAGAAGTAGGGTATTAAAACAATATTATTTTGACAATAAGAAATTAGCGGACATTGCAATTATTGAAGATGTTGACGAAAGAACATGCTTAAGAGATTTAAGAGCTGCTGAAGATAGATTAAGTGCTTTGATTTTCGGCATTGATAGTATCAGTGGAATGTCGGAAACGTGTCTGGACAGTGTCTAAACGAATGTGGTAATATGGTAGCATAAAATAAATACGAACATAATTAAACCGCCTACGAATTTGTAGGCGGTTTTTGCTGTATATAATACAAGGTGGTGTTATTAATTGGCAAAATTAATGCAGAAAGAAAAGAAGATAAGACTAACGGGTAGGGCATTAGCACAACTTAATACAGATATTCATGAACGAGACGACCATACTTGCATAATCAGCGGGTGTGGTCGTTATGTTTTACCTGGGGAGAAATTTCATCATGAACCATGTGGACCCGATAAGGAAGATAGGATTGAAAAAGCCTGCTTACTATGTGAGCGTTGCCATCAGATACGTCATCACGGCAAAGAAGGTCTTGTAGAAATAAAACGGCAGTGTATTGAATATCTAAGCAATTTATATCCAAAAGAGTGGGGGGGAAGCAAATGATTGATTGTTATATATTACATCCATTTAACTTTATGATAGGTTTTGCTTGGCATAAAGAGTGAAAAAGATTTGAGATATTTATAGGCTTATTTGCTATAGGTATAGATTATGAGTAATGGGTACGATCCAAGTACATTGCCAGAATTTATATCGGAAGACTTAGAAGCTAAAGAGCTTAACCAGTTAGGTTGCAGGTTATCCAATGAGGTAGCAAGATTATCCAAGATAGTCGGTGGTTATGAAATTGGCTTTAAGTCAGCCCAAAGAGCTTATAAGAATGCATTAGGGAAAGCTATTGTAATACATAAAGATGTGAGATCCGCGACACTTATTAAAGCTATGGCTGAAGGTGAGCCATATGTGATTGAGATGGCAACTTTATTAGAACAGGCAGAAGTATTGTTGATCATGGGTAAAGCTGAATTAGAAGGGCGAGATAAGCAGTACCAGGGAGTAAAGAAACTGATTGATCTTAAAGTACAGGAGCTAAGGACGTTTAGAGATTAAAAAAACACTGTAAAATATAACAAATATGGTAATAAATCAATAAAAATAGTTGACACAAAGCAACTAAAATGATATAATTAATACATGGAAAGGAGGTAATAAATTGCAAGTCGATGACAGGGTTAAGGAAATGGTAGTCATCACAGCGGCTCTTCTAGCAATCGTAAATAATGGCATTCAACTACTCGAAAGAATGTTGAAAGGATTGAAATGGATAGCTAGAAAGCTAAAGGCGAGACTAAAGCAAAAGACTCACCCAAACCGCCAGCCAGTCAAGCAAAAGCGGAAAAGATGAGCCAGTTCCAGAGGGTGTGAAAAACACCCTCACCCAAATATATTATAACACTTGCAATGGAAAATATGAAATGGTTTAAAAGAAATGGTGATATGTTTTTTGTGATGTGTACAGCATTGTATTATTTAACACGTCAAGAGAATGGTAGTTCGTTACAAAATACAGCCGACATACTGACAGTTGTGGCATTAGTGGTGATAGTTGCTAATAGGATTTTAGGACGGTTTGTAAAATGAAATATGTTTTTGAATCAGACGATGAATTGAAAAAGTTTATAGCCGAAAATATTATTACCACTATGGAAGTAGCTGAGCTAAAGGGGTGTTCACGTCAGAACATAGATAAGATAGTGCAGGGTGGTAAATTGACACCAGTAAAGCAAACACTGCGTGATAAGTTGTTTTTAAAATCAGATATAGTAGTAAGTGTAAAGCCGTCTAAATAGAGGTGATGAGTTAATGTTAACCGATAATAAAGTTTATTTATTAATGGAAGAAGATTGGGAAGATAGATGGCCTGTCGGTATATTTATTTCAAGGGAATTAGCTGAACAATATATGGAAAAGTTTAAGACTGAAAGTAAATTTGGGTACAATTTATTTGAAATAGATATAACTAAAACATTACCAGAAAAGGAATTAAATATACCATCTGATTAAGCCGTCCTTTAGGACGGCTTTTCTTTACATTCAATTGAAGGGGGCAATTATGCATCGTATAGCAATAGGTGGAATCTATAGTGGTGACTGTCCAGATTGCAGGGCCAAGGGTAGTATGTCGTTTAGCCCTAGTCTTAGATGTTGTATATGCACTAAATGTAACTATTCACCTACATGTATAACCATTAACAAGACAACAGGAATGGGCAATAGTGAGTAAATGCTTAATAATATGGGGTATCCATGGAAATAAAAGGTACTCCCTAGGGCGAAATTAGCCGAGGGTCGGAAAACTCCGGCATTTTCTCGCCTAAAAAGTGTTTTTTTAGGTTGACATTCTGACAAATGGAGGTAGCGATGGTTGCAAAAAATACAAAAAAAGAAAATACGCAAAAGGTAGATGGTACATTTGTTCATGGTACTTCGGATACTTGTATTTTTTTTGGCGTGAGTCGTGAAACTTTGTCAGGTTGGGCTAAAAAAGGAGCACCAAAAGAAGGCCGCGGAAGTTGGGATATAAAAAAGTTAAATGAATGGCTTGGGAAAGGTGCTAGTAACGGGAATAGTGAACAAAAAACGATCAGCGATGAAGCAAGAAAGTTGAAAGCTGATGCAGATTATCGTGAAACTAAATCGGAAAAAGAAAAAATAGCCCTTGATAAAATACAAGGGGAGTTAATACATATTGATGACGTTCAAGCAGAATGGGCTAGTAGAATTTTAGAATTAAAATCAGGACTTAGACAGCTAGAAAAAAAAATTGCACCGCAAATTGCAAATCAGTCAATAAGAGAGGTGGAAAGGGTGTTACGCGATGAAGTCTATTACCTCCTCGAAAGCTACAGCCGCGACGGAGCGTACACGCCAAGGAAGGGCAAAACCTAATTGGTCAGAAATTGAAAAGCAAGCGTGGAAACCACCAGAACGATTAACTGTATCTGAGTGGTCGGATAAATATCGTATACTTGATGGTAAGACAAGTAATGAAGCAGGGCCGTGGCGTACCGAAAGAACACCATATTTAAAAGAGATCATGGATCAGTACAATGAGCCTGATGTTGAAGAAATAGTATTTTGCAAAGCATCACAGATTGGCGGTACTGAGGCTCTTATGAATATTTTGGGCTTTATTATCGACCAAGATCCAAGCCCGACGATTATTGTATATCCTATTGATGATCTTGCAGAGTGGACCAGTGAAAACCGTATCCAGCCAATGCTGGAAAAGTCACCAGCACTATCTAATAAATTCATGAAAAACAAATCTAGTAAGTGTGAATTGCAATTCCCTGGTATGTATGCTGCCTTGATTGGATCTAACAGTCCGGCTGATTTGGCATCAAGACCATGCCGATATGTTATTTTTGATGAGACGGATAAATTTCCTTTATTTGCAGGACGTGAAGCAGGACCAATACAATTAGCTAAAGAACGTACTAAAACATATAAAAACAACCGCAAGATTTTATACTGCTCAACTCCTACATTACCTACAGGGGCCATTTCACAAGAGCTGGACGATTGTGATGTAGTAAGAGACTACCATGTCCCATGCCCTCATTGTGGGCATGAACAGATATTCAAACTGAAAGGTATTAAATGGCCTAAAGGATCAACAGCCAAAACCGCTAAAGACACTGCATGGTATGAGTGTGAAAAATGTAGTGGCATCATAAATGATAATCATAAATTAAATATGCTAAAAGCTGGTAAGTGGAAAAACAGACAATCCACAACTAACGTTGTAAGGAAAGTCGGTTTTCATATTAACAGTATTTATTCTCCATGGCTTACCTTTGGTGATGTGGCCGCCGAGTTTATTAAATCCAAACCACATCCTGAAAAATTTATGAATTTTGTAAACTCTTGGCTAGGAGAAGCATGGAAAGATAAGAAGACAGAAAATAATGTCGCGACATTAAAAAAACAGCAACACGTATGGGGGCGCGGAGTCGTCCCTGATGATACGCAACTTATCACTGCGGGAGTTGATGTACAGCTCAATCATTTTTGGTATGAGATTAAAGCCTGGTCTTATGGTATAACTGGCAGGCTTATAGAATATGGGCGGGTAGAAAATTGGTTTGAATTAGAAGAAGTATTAATCAATCGTAGATATTGTAATGCTGATGGAGAACCATTTATGGTAAATTTGGCAAACATCGATAGTGGTTATCGCACTGATGAAGTTTATACTTTTTGCTCCCAGTTTCCCGAAGTATGTAGACCAGTAAAAGGTAGCTCAAAACGACTAACATCTCCTTATAGTGTTACAAGTATTGATAAAGAAGGTTTTGGGGGTCTTAAATTATATGTTGTTGATGGACATTACTTCAAGGACATGATTTTTGGACGAATGAAAAAAGATCCTAACTCACCAGGGAGCTTAAGCATATTTAAAGATTGCCCTGAGGAATATATAGACCAACTAACCAGTGAGCAAAAGGTGACGATTAGGGATAAACGTACTGGGGTAATTACGGAAGAATGGCAAAAGGTAACTAGTGGAGCCGCCAATCATTTACTTGATGCGGCGGTTTATTCGTTTTCAGCAGCAGAACAAATGGGAGTTAGATACCTAAGGCCACTTGAAGAAGTGGAGGAAGAAATCGAAGAAGAACCAATACCACCTAAAAGTAGTTGGTTTAATAGCGGCAGTAGTTGGTTTGGGTAGCAGTGAAGGGAGGTGAGAACATTGGCAATAAAAACATTAGAACAACAACTTGAGGATGTGCAATCTGCAATTTCAGCAGCTGAACAAGGGATTGAATATAGTATTGGAGGTCGACGTGTCAGACGATCAGAATTACCGGCATTATATGCGAGGGAAAAAGACTTAATGTCTAGAATTGCAAGCCAACAAAATTCAAGTAATGATGGTAGTGGCATGGTATATGTTCAATGGGGTAGATCATGAACTTTTTAGATAAAGCAATTGAAGTATTTTCCCCGCAATGGGCATTTGAACGAGCGCAGTATAAATTAGGTATTAATCAATTACGAAATTATGATGCCGCACAAAATGATAGGCTTAATAGTGATTGGGTTACAGCAAATGGTAGTGGTGAGCAGGTAGATAAACCGTATAGGGACTTGATTCGCAAACGCGCCCAAGCGTTGGAACGTAATAGTGATCTTGCGGAAGGTATTGTAAGTGCTATTGAACGTAATGTAATAGGCGAAGGGATTAAGCCACAGGCTAAAGTTCGCACTAAATCAGGGAAGGAATTTGATGAAAAAACTAATAAAACAATAGAAAAACTCTGGAAATCATGGGTAAAACCTCAAAATTGTGATGTAACGGGGCAAAGTGATTTTTACGAGTTGCAGGCGATGGCTTTACGGCGTATGTATTACGACGGAGAGTCATTTTTTTATAAAACATCTGATAAGTCACAGCGAATACCTTTTCAGTTACAAATGATGGAACAAGAGCAAATGGGCAGTAATAGTACTGAGTATCAAGGTAATGCGATACAATCTGGTGTAGAAGTAACAAAAACACTCAAACCTATAGCCTATTGGTTTTACCATATTGATCCTTTTGGATTTCAAACATTTGAGCCTTACCGGATATTAAGCAAAAATATGATTCATTTGTTTAAAAAACGTCGCGCTACTCAAATACGTGGTATTTCAGAGCTCGCAAGAGTTATGAGTAAAATCCATGATACTGATCAATATTTAGATGCTGAGATGGCTGCTGTAAGAGCGGCTGCATGTTTTGCAGCATTTGTTGAATCAGATGATGGTGGAAAGCCAGGTAGAACTGGAACTGATAGCAAAGGTAAATCTATATCAGAATTAAGACCAGGTATTATACAACATTTAAGACCAGGACAAACTGTTAAATTTGCTGAACCCAAGCGCAATGCTGGAACGGCGAAAGACTATGTGGAAATGCAATCACGTAGGGCAAGTGCAGGTACTGGAATATCATATGATGTTGTTACGCGTGATATTAAAGGTAATTTTTCAGCTGCAAGACAAAACATGCTAGAAGATCGCAAAACATTTAAACCGCTGCAAACTTTTATAATTAAACATTTTTGCCAGCCAGTATGGGAGGAATTTATAACCTCCTGCGTAATGGCTGGTCTTATTAATGCCCCTGATTTTTTTAGTGATCGGGAAAGATATTTTGATGTAACTTGGATAACGCCGGGATGGACTTGGATTGATCCGCTGAAAGAAGTTAATGCCAGCGTGGTGCAACTTAAATCAGGAATTACGACACTTGCCGAAGTTTGTGGAACGCAAGGCAAGGATTGGCAGGAGGTGTTAGAGCAAAGGGCATTAGAGCAGGCTTATGCCAAGAAGTTAGGACTAGATTTAGAAGTTGATTTTATAGATAACTCGCTAATAGATCCGAGCTTATTTGATAAGGAGGAAGAAGATGATAATACAAAATAAAACGCCAACATGGGAAGAAAACAAAGAAAATTTACAAAGAAACCTAACGTTTGAACGCTCCGCAGTTAACGAGGAGGAACGAACCGTTAGGCTTTCTTTTTCCAGCGAGACAACTGAAGTGGTTCGTTGGGGCGATGTTGAGATACTTGACCATTCGCCAGGAGCCTGTGACTTAACTAGGTTAAATGAGGTTGGCGTGTTACTGCTTAATCATAATTCTTATGGATTACCGATTGGCAGTATTGAAAAGGCGTGGATTGAAAATAACCGTGGTGAAGCTATTGTTAAATTTGATACTGATGAAGAATCAGATAAGGTTTTCCAAAAGGTGAAAAATAGGACAATGAAAGCTGTTAGTTGTAGATACAACGTGGCAAATTGGGAATACGTTGAGAACGGTAAAATGTCTATCGATGGTCGCTTTGCAGGCCCTTGCCACATTGCCCGTAAATGGAGCGTTCCTGAAATATCAATAGTGACTATCCCAGCAGATTCTTCTGTTGGTGTGGGACGTGGTGAGGTTCCTGAAGAAGAAAAAAATAAAAGAGGTGTAAATATGTCAATTAAAACAAGTGATCCGGTAATTATAGTAAACCAAGATGAAATTAGAGCAGCTGCTGTTTCAGATGAAAGAGTAAGAACCATAGAAATTACAGCAATGTGTCGCAAGTTCGGTGTTGAACCTGACGCATTTATTAACGAAGGCAAAACAGTAGAGCAAGCCCGTGCTGCCGTAATGGACAAGATTTTTGAAGAGAAACAAGCTGTTTCAACGGTGCAAGTTGGTGCTGATGAGGCTGATAAATTTCGCGCTGCCGTTACAGATGGATTATCGTTGCGGTCTGGCATCGTAATTGCTACACCAACTGCAGGATCAGATCAATTTCGTGGTATGAAACTAATGGATTTAGCCCGTGAGTGCCTAGAACGCAAAACTGGAAAACGTGCCAGCTATGCAGATCCTATGGAGTTAGTGCGTGATGCAATTACTGGCACATCCGATTTCCCAGGTATTTTGTCTAATATCGCCAATAAATCAATGAGCCAGGCGTATCAAGCCGCACAAACTACTTATCAAGACTGGACACGCAAAGGTAGTCTGTCAGATTTTAAAACCGCTACTCGTTTAAGATTATCTGAAGCTGACGAACTGGCCCCTTTAAACGAGCTTGGTCAATTCAAACATGCTGAAATTACCGAAGGTAAACAGACTGTAAGCCTTGGCACTTATGGCAGACGTTGGAGCATTTCTCGGCAAGCTATTATCAATGATGATCTTGGTGCATTATCCACCATTCCGCAAAAGTATTCCATGGCATCCAAGCGTATGATTAATCGTATGGTTTATGCGATACTGACTGGAAACCCAGTAATGCAGGAAGATTCTAAAACTTTATTCCATGCTGATCATAAAAACATAGGGACAGCAGCCGCTATTAGTATCGTGGCAATCAGTGAAGCTCTTGCAAAAATGAAACGTCAAACCAATATTGGCAAAAAAGAAAAATTAAATATTAGTCCTGAATTTATGATACTGCCTCCAGAGTTGGCTATGTTGGCAAGTCAGGTTATTAATTCCGCTGTAGATGGCACGAAAAGCAATGAGGTCATTAATCCGATCAAGGGCATGTTTAAAATTATTTCTGATGCCGAATTAGAAGATGCAAAAGCATGGTATTTGGCGGCTAATTCTGGAATGATTGACACTATTGAGGTCAACTATTTAAATGGTGTAGAAGCTCCTGTTATGGAATCACGCGCTGGATTTGATGTTGATGGCATTGAGTACCGTATCAGATTAGATGTTGGCGTGAGTGCTCTTGATTTCCGTGGTTTGTTTAAAAACGCAGGGGCATAATAGCCCTTTTTAAATATTAAAAAGTAAGGAGTGAACTTATAAATGGCTAAAGAAGCAATATATGTAATGGGTGATGACAGATTAGATTTTACGGCAACTGCTGATGTAAAAGTTGGCGAGATTGTACCGATGGGTGTTGTTGGTGTTGGTGTGGCATTAAATGATATTGATACAGGGAAATCGGGTGTTTTAAAAACTAAAGGTGTGTTTAATGTAGTGGCTAAAACAGGAGAGGCTTTTACATTATGGGATGTATTGTATTGGGATGACACTGCCAATGTATTAACGAAAACGGATACTGATAACACAAGAGCAGGTATCGCGGTAGTTGCTAAAGCCGCTGCTGATGCTGTTGCGGTTATCAGGTTAAATTACTAATCATGAGCTTAAAAGATTTGATGGTAGCTGATTTAGCTACCATCATTTTTAATCCTAAAGAACATGCCGATCCCATTTTGTATAAAGGTGTAGAAATTTTGGCTATAGTAGAAATTGGCGAGGATAACGCCCAAGGAAATACTTTTGATCAGCAGGGATCTTCCGACAGGGCATTTTTTGAGGTAATGGAATCTGATGTACCAGCACCAGCACTAGGCGATACAATCACATATAAAAATAAAGATTGGCATTATGCTCACACTGTTAATCATTCTGCTGGCGTATACCGCATTGAGTGTACCACTAATGAGAGTGCGATGTGAAAAACATAAAAGCAATTATTTTTGATGTGGATGGAACTCTTACCGATGGGAAAATACATACTAGCCCCACAGGTGAGTTGTTCAAATCGTTTTGTACACTAGATGCTGGCGGTATTATTTACGCAAAAAGTGCAGGAATATCGGTATTTTTTATTACAGGTAGAAAAAGTAATTCCACAACATATAGGGCAAAGGAGCTAAAAATAGATAAGGTTTATGTAGGAATTGCTAGAAAAACAACCGCCCTTATTGATATTTGCGATCGTTTTAAAATAAAAATGTCTGAAATGTGTTACGTTGGTGATGATCTAAACGATCTAGCGGCCATGGTCAAATGTGGTTATTCCATTGCAGTAGCAAATGCAGTGCCTGAGATAAAAGAAGTGGCTAACTATGTTACTAATTTAAGTGGTGGTTATGGAGCAGGGCGTGAGGCCGTAGAACACGTTTTAAAAAATCAAGACAAATGGGAAACGATAGTTAAGTACTATCGTGAGAGTGGTTGATATGGAAATAAATATATCTAATGGAGCCACGCCATTCCTGCAGGATATGATTAAAAATCAACCTATATGGACTAGGAAAGCTATGCAATCAACTGGATTATTTGTTCGCAAGGAAATCAAAGACGGCATTAAAAGTGGTGCTCCTGGTGGGGTGCGATATGCTAAATTTATGCCCGCTGAAATGAGGGCAAAACTTGAAAAAACGGGAAAAAAGAAATTTAGCACTCTTGGTAAAATGGCAAGTGCCGTAAGGTCGAAATATGATCCTAGCAATTTATCAGTTTCGGTTGGTTGGTTATCTAGATCAGCGATCAAGCGCGGTGAAAAAATTGAATCAGGCCAAGTAAGACCGATCACGCAGAAAATGCGTGATTATTTTAAATCAAG